GACCTCACTTTGAGGTATTCAAAGCTCGTGCATCTCAGTTACGTCGCAAAGAGGATCAGGGACAAGTTATTGTTGACAAGAAACTTGGACCAAATTATAAATTTCCGAAGTTTTAAATTATGGTTTTAAAAAAGAAACAAAGTTTAGTTGGCTTACCTAAAGAGGTAAGAGATAAAATCAACTCAACCCCAGATTATTATTATTGGAACAATGGGTTGTTTAATACCCATATAGTAGAAGTTAACCCAAATTACAACAGCACTGATGCAGAAACAGTAACCAAGGGACTTCATAACGCTTTCATTATAATGGGCAGAGATCGTCCTCGTGGTATAGAATCTGGCTATGGCGGTGTTGGTGGAACACAGTGTGGTACCATTGATATAGTAGCTGGACTAGGCGGTGCCCTTGCCAAGCAAGTTGATGAAGATGATGAAACTGTATTCACGGATAAGAGTCCTGAACTTGATTCTGCTAGAATTTATTTAAGCCAGAGAACAGACATTGATGATAACTTTAATTTGCCTGAAGGTTTTGTAGGACAAGCAAAGGCAAAATCTGCTGTAGCTGTGAAAGCTGATGCGGTTAGGATTATAGGCAGGGATGGGATAAAACTAGTCACAGGAACTGACGTGTATGATGGTCAAGGCGTAAGAATAGATATCCAACAGGGTATAGATTTAATTGCCGGAAATAATGACGAAGACCTCCAGCCCTTAGTAAAAGGTGACAACCTTGGAGAGGCACTCCAGGAAATAATTGATCTAGTTGCAGATATGAATGGTATCACTACTTCGCTTGTTCAGATGTATTTTCAGCTTGTTACAGCAATAACTGTTCACACTCACTTAAGTACTGGCCCAATCCCTGGAACCCCGGTTACACCATCGCCGGATTTTTGTATAACCGCTGTTTCACAGTATGCTCAGTTGTCAAAAATGCTTTTTGATTTAGTTATTCATCAGAAGAATACTGTATCAACAAAGCTTGATTACACATATGAGACTGGCGGCGCATACATAAACAGTATCTTTAATAATACAAACTAAATATTAATATGAAAAACATAGTCAATCCATTACCAGAAATATTTAACGAGCCGATTCCGGTTCTTAATGGTGCGGTATGGACTAATGAAAATGATTATGAGTATGGACGGCGTGGTGTTGGGTATGACTACGAGGTTAAAAGAAATAGATTTATAATAGACGCAATCCACACTTCTTTTCTAGCAGGTCGGGGGCACATAAGTATTGGGTACCGGCTATCTGTAGGTGAAAGCGCAACAACATATGGACTTACAGAAGACAATAACATTGTCACACTAACGGATGCCATGGCATATGCCGCATTGTATCCGCAAAATGCAAAAATTGTTCGATCTGCTACATCTCCACCTAATCTAGAAAACCCAAGAGTAGGCGGCAAGGTTTGGGCACTATCTTATGTAGGAAAAAAAGAACAGCAAGAGATGCTGACAGTAATTACAAACGCTGTCAATATGCAAAATTCTGCGTTTGATACAGTAACAACTGAAGCAGCACAGAAGCCAACAAACCAGACAAAAGTAAATGACCCTGCTGGTCCAGCAAGGTCTAAGTCAAAATATACAGTCAAAGAGGGAGACTGGCTTTCTAAAATAGCTATACGAAACGACACTACAGTTGAGGCTTTGCTTGCGCTAGAAGCAAACGCACAATACAGAGAAAATCCAGATCTTATTGAACCTGGGCAAATCGTCACCCTACCTTATAATGAGGCTAATTCAAGACTTCCAGAAATAATTCCTGTGATGTCTAAAGATCGCATTGACACAATTCTTCAAGCAACGGGGCAATCAACTGGTTCTATCCCAGAGGGACTACAGCAGATTAAGCCGGAACTATCAGAACAAGCTAGTTTGGTCGATCCTGATGTTGATCAAGATAACTGGTTAAATAATATTCCTAATCAACCATCTGGACCAGAAGCTGGTCTTAATGTTACAACAGCATTTAGAGTACCTGAACAGACGGATCCGTCGTTATCTAAGACTTATTACAACCAACGAGAAAAAACGTATTATCACGTTGTAAGAACCTTGTGTAAGAACCCTAAAAGTTATGATGCAACACAAGGATCGGAAGCTTTCAGTAATCTAAGCGATGCAAGCTTAGCCGCTAAAACACAAATTTTAAAATTTGCTAGAAAGTACAGCAGCGATAACATAGGGACGATAGCCGATGAACGGGGCGACTTTGATCGGGGTATAGTTACTGAGACCAAATACAGTGAGCCTGGAAGACCAATGCCCACGCCAGCCGGACAGGGATACTGGCTTCTATCAACAGTAATTCCCAAAAAAGTAATTGATGAAATGCCCAAAGGCGAGTCATTAGAGGATAACTCGATATCAACGTTAGCCCGAGCAAAACTTCTTTTGGCTGAAAGAGGTGATCCAACTGCGCCTGGTCTTCGCCGCACTCCTTTAACTGTAAAAGTTCTTAAGGAAAATATAAAAAATACAAGATTTATGTTGAAGGAATACCACACCAAGCTTGGGCAGGAAAATATTACTCCTTCTATGATGGGTGGTGTTAATCTTGATGTTGAAGCCGAAAGACTAGGAAACTTTTTTGAAAGACTTGTAAAGTACGCAAATTTATTTAACCTTTCACTAGAAGATAACGATAGATTAGAACTTATCTTTGATGCTAGCTTTAATCCAGTAAGTGCCTATCATAATGGCGCAGAATATACTCTTGACCAAGTACCTAAGTTTTATTTAAAATTAGCTTTTGGGGATGTGTCTCCTTCAACAATGGCGCTAATATTCTATTCCCCTTCAATATCTTCTCTAAAGAATGTCAAAATTGGAGACTTGCCTCCTGCTACGGACTTTGTTCAAAAGTACATTTATCCAAGTCCAGTTATTAAACCAACTGAAATTGATAGCAAAATAAAGGAAAACGAAAAATCTAATAAATTTCCAGAAGACCCAGAAGGTGCTTCTTTAGGCCGCAACAGTTTTGAGAAAGGACCTAAGAAGGCAAAATCTTCACCGACTCCAAAAACAAAAGCAGAAGTTGAGAAACAGTTCCAAGAAAGGTATAACTTCGGAAGAGATATGATTGGCGGATATGTTAATATCCTGAACAAAGCTGGTTGTGAAACACCTCTAGCAAAATATCTTGAAGATGCTTTTATGATATACCAACTTGTGGGGGGTAAGTCTAGTTTCAAACAGATTATTGGTGTAGTCATTAAGTTACTAAAAGACGAACTTATGATATGCAAACAAGATGAGCAATTACTTTTACAAGGAGCAGGATACCTAGATAATCCAAGTCAAGTAACACGAGACATAGAAAAGGAATTAAACCGACAGTTCTATAATTGTTTTAAGGTCTTGGGTGATGTTATACTTAAAGAAGTATTGCCACCAGTGCCTCCAGAGGTTTCCCAACTAATAAAAAAAGGATTAACTCCTCCTAGGGGGATTAAGCTTGGAAAAACTCCTACAACTGATTTGTTTGCATTGTGGAGAAAACAATTATTAAAATTGATTATAGAGTTTATCAAACAGCTTATTCTGGAGGCGATGAAAGAAGTTCTTTTAGCCATGGCAGGATGTGGACCAGAAACAGTTGTTGATAGGAATGTAATAAATAAAAACAAAGGACCATCATCTCCTTATGGAATAATAAGAATCAATGATATAGTCGATTATACTGGGGTTGATCTTTTAGAAGTAGCAGAAGAATTACAAATTCATAACATAAAATATGTGAATCAAGAGCTTATAACAAGCCCTGCCACCCTCGAGCAACTTAGACAACTCAATGATGATGCTTCGGATATGATGACAGATAGAGATGTCACAGCTATTTTGCAAGGTAGCGGAGGAACAGTATTAATAAATTCCTTGAACCGAGGATTCAATCTTGGGCCTGTTGCCATGAACGAACTATCTCAGGCAGATAAAGATAAAATTACTAATGGTGAATACTCCGAAGCGATATCTCGTGCCCTGGTTGGTTCTGTACAAGAATCATTAAATGTTGGAGATACAAGATATGGGACATTGAATATGTCTAAAGAGAATATTACAAAATATTTCCGCCGTCTTGGACAACTTGTCGGCGCAGACATTTCCCTTGGTCTTGAAAAGCCGCTGGATACAAAAGAAGCATATTGTGATGAAAGAGATATATTAGCCTATGGTATGGGTGCCGGATTAGACATTGGCTTAGAAGATTTGTCTGGTGCATCAGATTCTACCACGGTTGCAGGTGGTTTATCCAAGGCGCAACTACAAAGAGAGATAGATCAGTGCATACGCTTCAATACATTTAAGATTGGAAATTTATGTGAATTAGCTTCATTAAACTTTGATTTTGCATCAGAGATTCAAGCGTTCTGGGATTTAATAGGACTTCCAGACTGGTGGAAAGATTTTCTTCGCAAAATCTCGGAAGCCTCCAGAAGAGCACAAAGAATCCAAGCACTATCAGTAACTGCTGGTGCTCGGGCACAAGGATCTGAAGATACAGTAATAGCAAATAATCCATCTAGGTCTGAGATCTACAAGTTTTACAAATATTATTATGGAGATGTTAGCGAGCCAGTAGGAATACATCCTCAAAGAAGCCTAAAAATTGTTGATCGTCCCGTTGGAAATATCCAAGGGAATCACCCACATTATATATTTGGTTATACGGATACTACTGTAGGGTACCAGCCAGTTGATTCGGGACCTCCAAATGATATGAGTTTTGGGATGTTAAAACTTGATTATATTCCGAGAGGAGACACCGATGAAAAAGTCCGTGTTTATTTTTCTAAGCGCAAATACAAAGATGCGGCTCCAAATCAAATAAACGGCAACCAGATCCAGCGATCAAGCGACCTCGATGGAGACCCGCTACCATATGGTTTTTCAGATACTTTAGCAGTGGGAGAAGAACTTGTTGCAGAATTTTCATTAGTAGATGATAATACTCCTTCTGGTGAAGAAGACGCAGGAAGAAGACAATACTCAATCTTGGCTGCTGTTAGCGATATACCATTATCAGACCCTGAATATATGAGCGGCGAAAATGGAGAATCAATATTAAACACTATCAATAACATTAATCAAAATCTTTTGCATATACACGCTGGCATGCAGGTTGGTGAACGTGATGACCTAGGGGGTAATGGCGGCACGCAGCAGGTTGCTCGAGCAATCGCTGCGCTCCCCGCCAACCGAGGACGGTCAGCAACTTTTGTAGATTATTCTGCCGTTGCTAGCCAGTATATAAATGGGTATTATAATGTTGCCAGGAGTGTAGCATATAATTTATATGGTAATGCTAGTAAGAACATTGTAGACCGAGTTGACGGAACAATATCTAGAGCTTCTATACCTCCGTTCGGACCCAACGGAGACCCTTGTAATTTCGGCAAGGATGAACAAAGAGCATTGGCAACCCTAAATTCAATCAACCAGAGAATTTTTAGTTTTGTATTGAATACTGCTCCTTTGTATAATTTTGGATTTCCTGCGGCAACGCCTGATACACTTAATATGTTGGCTGCTTATTTGCAGCATAAGATTATATCAGACTTTGAAAGAAAGGGAAATCTTGGGATAGTATTAACCGGCGTGGACTTTGTTGCTAGGACTTGTTCAACAACAGAGCCACCAGACGGTGAAGTAGAGTTCAACCCCGCTTTATTACAAGACCCAAAGGAAAGATTAGAGTACATTATAAAGCAAATGCTTACACAGGTTTTGTTTAATACATCAAAGGACGGAAAAGATTATAATACAGACGATAGTTTTACAGGATGGGGTACCCTAAGTAAAAACATGTTTGAGTCTATAAATACCGGCGGTGGTACTGGATCTAAATACGGGCTTAATGATTCACAAAGGTATAGCATGCTTACGAGTTATTTTCATAATGGGCAAAATCTTGGAAGAACAGGAAATGCAACGTACAATTTACCTTCATACCTGCGCACGGCTGGTCTTGAAGATTTACCTGGTATTCGTGATAATGTAAGAGAATTTAGATATGAGCAGTTTTTGGGACTTGTCCCCGTACCGCTTTTAACCGGATTAAATTTCATATACTATGATAAGGTTGTTAATGTAGTAGGTAAATATCCTACTATGGCTTATTATGCCACCAAGAGACTTAATGATGCAGATAATGCTTTGAGATCACTAATACAGGAAGAATCAACACCAATTCTTGAAATTCCTGATTTCAATCTGGTTGGACCACCAACGATATCAGATATAATAGCTGAAGACGAAAGACTACGTTTAAAGCGCCTTGCTCGGAAAAAGTCACAACTCGTTGCGCAAGAAGAAGAAGACGATAACGGACTTCCGGCTCCTCCGCCAGTTGTTCCAATGCAGGTTGTAACTCCGGAAGAAAGAGATGAGGCCAACCGGAGAGCAGGAGAAGAGGGTGGACAAGAGCAGCAACGAGAAGAGCTTGTTGAGCGATTCCCACGTTCGTTTGGTGGAAAAGCGTACAATAATGAAAATGAATTGGTTCGAGATAAGAGAAAATATGAAGATCTACTCGAGCGAGCCAACACATTAAGAAGTCATAAAACCGCTCTTGAAACAAGACTTAGAAGATTTGGTAATGAGGTTGCTAGATCGGAAGCAGCACACGGCAATGACTACGATTACTTTATAAGAGTAAGTGGGGAGACCAATACAGCATTTCGTGGTAGAATACACCAATTTGTCCTTAATATAAACCGAGGCTCAACACTTGGAATTACACAATATGGAACAAACCGATCCAATGGTGGAGGAGATAACGACCAGCGTCGATACAATAATAGTACAGACCTTAGGGTCACGAACAAGGACCGAATCACTCCAACAGATCTTACAACTTCCAGAAGATTTCATCCTACCAACCCTCCTGTTAGGGCTGAGGCTTTGCGTAATTCTTCTTTGGCACCTTTGTTAGCCCTCTTGCACGCAGGATTGGAATCAAGAACAGGAGGGCTCGGAGACAATTTTGAAAGCACTGCGTATTACACCCACCTTTTAAATGCAGCCAATGAAGCATTTGGATTACGATCTAGAGGAAGAGCGGAGCACGATGCTGATTTTACTATTTATAGAAACTCCCAAACTGCCGCACAAAACAACACGGTTATCGGCATATTGTGTTTAATATCTTATACTGTTGCACAATTGGATGAGGCAGCATTATTTAGGGATTTGAGAATAAACGCCTGGGATCCCGAACAAAGAACTCGGGTTACGGGTATAATTCAAGAAATGACCAATTTCTTAAGCGAGGAATAGGAGATAAAAAATGGCTAACAAATTACAAGGCTTATCAGTTTCACTGCCGCTCACATATGATAATGAGGACGGACCTTATCGTTTGAACAAGACTCTTAAGCAGGTTGTCAGGCAAAATTTCAAAAATTTAATCTTGACATCTCCGGGAGAAAGAGTTATGTTGCCAACATTTGGAGCCGGCGTAAGAAGGCTTTTGTTTGAGCCTTCAACCCCTGAGACTTTTAGTAAAGTATCTCAAAGAATTTCTTCGCAAGTAACAAAGTTTATGAGCTACCTTAATATAGAAAATATTTCTTTTATAACATCTGACCAAGACAGTTCACTATCTCCTAATTCAGTCCGTCTTGTTATAAAATATAACATTGGACCAATCAATGATAGTGATACCTTGATAATAACTCAGAGCATAGACTAATTACTCAAGTTAAATGAGGTTCGATAATGTCAAAAAGACCTATCAATTATACAAGTAGAGAATTTGACTCAATCAAAGAGTCTTTGGTCAACTACGCAAAACGTTATTATGCAAATACTTATCAAGACTTTAACGAGGCTTCATTTGGAGCTATGATGCTTGATTTGGTATCTTATGTCGGTGATCAACTTTCTTTCTATACAGACTATCAAGCAAACGAAAGTTTCCTAGATACAGCTATAGAATTACCAAACGTTCAAAGAATAGCTAAACAAATGGGTTTCAAGCAACCCGGAGCAGCTACTTCAACAGGAATATGTAATTTTTACATCTTAATACCAGCATCAACAACCAGCGGTGGTCCTGACACCAGTTACATACCTATTTTAAAACGTGGATCGTTAGTTGGATCACAAAGCGGCGCTGTATATACATTGACGCAAGATGTAGATTTTACAGCCCCAAATAACGAGATAACTGTAGCTAGGGTGGATTCTGATACTGGTGTTCCAACTTTCTTTGCAATCAAGGGTCAGGGAACTGTTGTTTCTGGAAGGCTGTTTGAAGAGGAGGTTTCTGTAACAAATTACGAAAGATTTTTAAGACTAAGATTGGCAGCCTCTGATGTGTCAGAAATAATATCTGTTGTAGACTCTCAAGGAAATGAGTATTTTCAAGTTGATTATCTCACACAGGATGTTGTCATATCCAAGGAACCTAACAGAGGAACAAACCGAGATCTTGTTCCGTTTATTATGAAAACAAAACCTTGTCCAAGAAGATTTGTAACAGAATTCGACACAAATGGGAATGCATTCTTGCAGTTTGGATATGGTTCAGCAGATAATTTAACAGGAGACCTAATTGCAAACCCGGCAGATGTTGTGTTGGATGTGACGGGAAGAAATTATGTAAGCGATCCAACTTTTGATCCAACTAATTTAATAAAGACTGACAAGTTTGGTGTTGTTCCAGAAAATACAACTCTTACTGTAGTGTATAGAGGAAATACTTCAAGCACTGTAAACTCTGCCGGCAGCACTGTTAACGATGTAGTTGAGTCAAATTTAACTTTTACAAATAGACCAGCCTTGAACGATGAAACAGCGGGTACCGTTATTGATTCTTTGGAGGTTGAAAACCCAGAACCAATCCTGGGAGACACTTCTGAATTAACAGCAGAAGAAATTAAAACAAGAGCATATGCATCATTTGCGTCTCAAAACAGAGCAGTAACAAGAACTGATTATATTAGCTTATCGTATAGAATGCCTAATGGGTTTGGCAAGGTAAAAAGAGTTAATATAATTCAAGACCCACGATCTACTAGACGCAATTTAAACTTATATGTTTTAGCGGAAAATGTCAATGGAAAATTTGCAGCGCCAACAACACAACTAAAAACAAATTTGAAATCCTGGCTTGACAGATATAGGATGATAAATGACAGCGTAGATATTCTTGACGGGAAAATAATTAACTATGGGATAGAATTTGAAGTTATAGCCGAAACAGACTCTAACAGATTTGAAGTGTTAAACAACTGCGTAATAAGACTTAAAGAAAAACTTTTAAACGTAGCAAATGAAATGGGAGAGCCTGTTTATTTGACAGAAATATTTAAGCACCTAAATAGTGTTCCTGGCGTTGTTGATACGACTGCCGTGAAACTAATTAATAAGACGGGTGGTTCTTACAGTTCTTTCAATTATGAGATAGAAAAGAATCTATCTTCTGATGGAAGATTCTTGGCCATCCCGGCGGATGCTGTAGCAGATATTCTGTTTCCAGATGACGATATTTCAGGAGTTATCAAATAATGGGCATAAAAAGATATTTTGCAGACCAAGATAACACAATAACAAATGCCTTTAAGGCAAACCTTCTTACAAGAGGGACAGGCTCAAATATGGGTGCCTCTGATATTTTAGAGGCGTTTGTTATTCACGGACAAACTTCGGCTTCTGTTAATGCTACTAATGCCGAGCAGTCAAGAATTTTAATACAGTTTCCAATTGATAGTATTGTTTCAGACATTACAGATGGAACCATACCCTCATCTAGTGTGGAATATAGGCTAAAAATGTTTAATGCCCCTCACGCTGATAGTTTACCGTATGAGTATTCTTTGAATGTAGCAATGATGAGTAAATCTTGGACAGAGGGTCGTGGCTTAGATATGAGCGAATATTCTGATGCAGGGCCTTGCAACTGGATAAACAGTGCTGATGGAACTGACTGGGAAGTGCAAGGTGGAGACTATTTCAATAGCTCTAGTTATTCTTCAAGTTTCCACTTTTCTGGCGGCATAGAAGATATTGATGTTGACGTCACATTTGCTGTCGATAAATGGAGATCAGACGGGGCGGGCACCGCAACTAACTATGGATTTATGCTTAAGCACCCAGACCCTATAATTTCAGGATCCTCGGGGTCTTACTATACTAAAAAGTTCTTTGGAAGAACAAGCGAATATTTTTTAAAGAGACCGTACATAGAAGCTCGTTGGGACTCAGCAAGAAAAGACCAGCGTGGCATGAGTTTTATTTCAAGTGCTTTGGCCCCTGCGGCAGATAACCTAAATAAAGTTTATTTGTACAACAAGATAAGAGGTCAATTAAAGGATATACCAAGCCTTGCTGGTACAGAACAAAAAATATATGTAAGTTTCTTTAGTAGTAGTAATGATAATCTACCAGCAGGACATCGTTTGCATGTTTTAGATGCGGGTGGATTAGTGCAGCAAGAAATTACAGGTGGTATTGTTGTAGAAAATGGGGTTGCACAAACAGGAATTTATAGCTGTTCTTTCGCAACAACAAGTTCTTTGGATGTTATTCACGATGTTTGGCACTCCGGAAGTATAGAATATTTTACAGGCTCTATTGATCTTGAAGGATTGTCTGCAAGCTTTGTGGAATACGAAACCCAACATTTATCTGATATAACAAATCTTAAAAAGTCATATGTCAAGGGGCAAAAACCTGTGTTTAGAGTTTATGCTCGTGAAAAAAATTGGAACCCAAATATTTATACCTTGGCTGCCTCTGAGCCGCCAACACAAATAATAGAAGACGCTTATTGGAGATTGTTCCGAGTTGTTGATAATTTGGAAGTAATCCCATATGGAACAGGAACATATAACCACACGAAGATGTCTTACGATGTTAGCGGAAATTATTTTGATTTAGATACAAGTATATTAGATCAGGGGTATGCATATGGATTTCAGTTTGTTTATTACTTGAACGGAAAGTATGTAGAGCAACCAGAGATTTTCAAATTTAAGGTTGATGAAGAACCCATATGAGTATAAAAAAGTTATTTGAACAAAGTAAGCAATCTACCGCTGTAGGGAAGTACCTCAAAAAGAGTGCTGTAGGTGACTTAAGTGGTGGTATAGAATCTGCTCACCACTTAAGTGAAAGCTTGCGCCGTCGAGATGAATTTATTCCTGCGCTTGATTATGGTGATCCAGCACAATTTGCAAAGTATGGATCAGCAGAAAAATACTATGAAAATGCTTTTAATCATATTTTGCAAAACTATCCCTATGATGGGTCTAAATATGAAAAAGAAAAATTCTACAATGATTTAAATCCACTAGAGAAGTATGTTTTTAATGAGAGATACCCTAAGAGCACTGGGTTTGTAAATATTGGAACAAATTACGGTACTGCTGTATCTCATAGTTCTCATTATTACAACTCTCCAAAAACAGAATACATTCAGGTTAAAGGTGGACCTCATTCGGGAACTTTATATTCTTCAAATTATAGACAAAATAATCTAGAGTTTGGTGGACCAAGTGGTTCAACTGTTGAGTTCTTCTTGTCTAAATCTGCTATCCCTGGTGGCGGCGCAGATGTTACTACCCAGTCTCCTCGCCAAGTCATCTTTGATTTATGGAACGGAGTTCGGACTGGCTCTATAGGCGATGATGAAACAAATGGATGTTACGGAAATCTTAGAATTGAATTATCTAAAAGCCTTGAAGACCGTTTCTTGGTCACTATGCTCTCTGGAACAAAGGGTTATGTAACACAGTCAATTCCAACTACTGGCAACATAGGAAATTATATTACTGGTAGTAGCTGGAACCAATTTGCTTTTGTATTCAACACTTCAGAGAGTTCACCAACTATTGATTTTTATATCAACGGAGTGTGTCACGAAGCGGGCATTGCAGCAACTGGGCACCAGGCTGGACAAATTAGCCTGGTAACTGGAACTTTAATCGGCAACCTGGGTGCTCTTCGCAATGAACCATCAGGTGTCTCGGGGCCAGTTGAAGGCTATGGAAAACTTTCGGGGGCTCTCGATGAGTTTAGGTTCTGGAAATCAGCACGCACTGGTGAACAGATTGGAAGAAATTGGTTTACAGACATTAATGGCGGCAGTAATACTCAAGATGCAAACGTTTCTCTAGGAGTTTACTATAAATTTAATGAGGGTATTTCTGGCACAGGCAGTGTAGACAATTTAGTATTAGATTACTCTGGTAGAATTTCAAATGGAAACTGGACAGGCTATGCTGCTGGAGCAAGAGATACTGGGTCTGCTATAACCCTACAATCTTTAACCCAATCGGTAAGTTCTAGGACTGAGGTAGAAGATCCAATAATTTTCCCCTCTGCATCTGTGGTAACGGTAAGAAGAGATGAGTTAAAGCAGATAGGCGAGCAGCACGACAGAACAAACACGGCGTATGTGTTAAACTCAGTACCAGATTGGATTGTGGAGGAGGATGCTAGGTTCGGCTCTGAGCTAAAAAATGTAACCCAGATAATGGCGAATTATTTTGATACGCTGCATTCTCAAATATCCTCCTTGACTAAGATAAAAGCTATGGACTACGTTAGTGGTAGTGCCACAGGTAGTATTAATGAATTTCCTTATAATGATAGGTTAGTAGAAAACTTAGGGATGGAAGCCCCTGAATTATTTGAGAACGCTGATTTATTAGCGCATTTCCTTAAGAGGGGAAATGATATCAACTTTGAACAAGATTTAAGTTCCATAAAGAATACTTTATACAAAAATCTTTATAATAACTTGAATCATATTTTCAAATCAAAAGGAAATGAAAAAGCAATACGAAACTTTATTCGGTGCTTTGGTGTGGATGAGGATGTTATAAACCTAAGCATATACTCAGATAACTCAACCTACAAACTGGAAACAAATTATCGAGCAGATACTAGCAATAAAAAATATGCTGATTTCACTGGTCTTTTCAAGAGGGACTCATCTGACGCAACGATATATCAATATCCCAACCCAGATCTGCCAGAGTCTTATGGTGTCATAAGTGGAAGCAGTGGCAGTGTTACTTTGATTGATTTTGGGTTTACAGCAGAAGCAGAGTTTGTATTCCCAGACAGAAGCGAAATAGAAACACTTAGTTACACTCCAGTACAGGTAGTAACTTCATCGTTGTTTGGTTGGCACACTCCACGAGGAGAAGATAAACTCCTGTCCTCTTCCACGGATACAAGTTGGATGTGGGCACAACACGATGCTGGTTTACAGGTTGTAGCCATTAAATCTGCTTCTGAAATGGCCGAGGTATTAAGCCCCGCTCATAAAGTTAAGGATGTGTTTTTTAAAGTCCTAGATAGGCACAACAATGTAATACTTACGTCTTCTGTGTTTACAAATGCTTACGATAACCAGAAATGGAATATTGCATTATCTGTTCACCCAAAGAGATTTCCTTTTGCACAAAATTCTAGCTCTAATGCTAATGTGCATGATGGTTATGATCTTGATTTTTACGCTGTAAATTATGATTCCGGAATAAAAAGAAACAGCCTTTATGCAACAGCGTCCTTGACTTACAAGTCAGGATCTGATATTGTTTCTGGACCAAAAAGATTTTATATGGGAGCAGCCAGAACAAACTTTTCTGGCACAGTGGTAAATGCTAGTGATGTGCGAGGCTCCAGTTTAAGGTATTGGACTGATGTTCTTAGTACAGGAACCATTGATATGCATGCACGAAGCGTGGATAACTATGGAAGATTTAATCCCACTCGCCAGGCTTACACAGATCAAAAATATAATCCTGGAATTTATATACCTCAGATAGAAACACTGGCTTTGCATTGGGACTTTGCAGATATTACAGGCAGCGATTCTTCGGGACGTTTTAACGTAAATGATTTTTCATCTGGGTCCTTGGATTCTGGAAGTAGGGGGAGTGTGTACTGGGCATCCCCACAGCACATAAACTACAGACAATACACAGGACGAGGAGATCACTTCCCTGCATCCTCAACACCAATAAGAAAAGAATTATTATACACTGACAGGATGGAACTACCGGAATATGCTATCAGCAGTGATATGATCAAGCTTAAGAATATAGATGATGAAGCATATGCTCCACTGATGCGTCCTGAGAGGCTTTATTATGCTATAGAAAAAAGTATGTACAGAAGCGTATCGGAGAGAATGTTACATCTTTTCTCTTCAGTCGAAGAGCTTAACAATCTCATTGGTGATCCTGTAAACAGATATCGTCCAAATTATAAGGCGATGGAAAAACTAAGACAAATATTCTTTTCCAAGGTTGGTAATACACCAGACCTCCAAAAGTATTTAGATTACTATCAGTGGGTTGATATGTCCTTGGGGCAGATGCTTGAGCAGTTATTTCCTGCTAGCGTAAAGTTTGCCCCTGGGGTTAGAAATGTTGTTGAGAGTCACCTTCTTGAGCGAGCTAAATTCAAGTATACTTTCATGGGCAACCGAAAAGATAACTCCCCGCAAAGCGTTGGGCAAAACTCGCCTCAAGCCCCAGTGATATCGAATATTACCCTAGAGGATGCACCCCCTGCCGGACAAACCCCTATTAAACCAGTAGTTAATATGAATCCGAACAAGCCGGTTTTGCCTCCAAAAAATGTTACTAATCCAAAGAAGATTAAAAATGTTTCAAAAGATGGAAACGTACAACAGCCTCTTGGCTGGGAAGTAAACCATGCTCCTTTGCCTTCGTCTCTGCCAAGAGAAAACCAAAATACATTTTGGTGGATGACTAGGGCAGAAAGATATCATCCAACAATATCGCAATCTAATCCTGGTGTAATGGAATCTAGACAGGCCATTCTAAAGCAAGCGCAATCTTTTTATCTTCCACGAGGAATAGTAACTATTAGTGGCGAAGTACCTCAAGAAGTTCAGGTCACAAACGCTGATGTTGGAAACCAGAAAGAAACGAAGCAAGAGGTTGGTGTAGCCGGAGTATCGTTTGGCACATTTGACGAGCCACCGCAGGGCGATATGGATCTTGATGAGAAAGAACTCATTCCAAATCTCAAGAGCACACGGACTTTAAGCGCCTCGATTGAAGGACGTGATGTAGACGGAAAATCTGTTTTACCATTTACTCCTGTTAGTTCAACAGTTACCACAGGGTATCAAAAACAATTACAAAGTGCTGGAATTACAAACACTGATTTTGCTAATTTGCATGTTAGACCAGCCGCAGTACAAACACCATTTACCTTAGCACACGTTGGTGGACAACAGTCAAGACAAGCACCAGTAGGTGCAAAGTTTGATGCATCAAAAACTGTTCGTAAAGAGTCTTATGAACTAGAAGTTGCTGGCGACGGCGGCGGGTCCTTTGAGACCAACAAAACAGGACCGACACCCAAGGGACAATACAAAAGAGGTTCAGGCGCTTCTCGACCCGTAAATATAGAAAACATACAAACTAGCACAGGATCTATCGCTCCAGAGGGCGGCGTCCAAGTTATAGGTAATTATACTAAAAACTATGAAATTGTAAATATCTCAAATCGTGACGATACGAACATAGATTTTACTTTCCATAGTGATCAGTATTTTACTGGCAGTAATGATGCCTTATCGGTTGCTGTTCTGACAAACGGTAAAATGCCAACTGCTTTCCTAACTTCGGTATCTCGTCGTGCCGCTGGCTTTACAGGATCAGTTGATTACCAAGCTCCCCGACAAAGAAGTGATGTTAGGATAAACAAAACAGTTATTGTGGACAGGTTCTCTTCTCCTGGTAGCAAGCTAGATTCCAAACAGTTGTTTAGAGATGGTCCATCCGATCAGTATTCTCCAAATAATGCGCTGCCTTTTAGGAACATTGATGTACGCCAAAAGCACAATACATTGCTTAAGCGACACACCGGATGGGGAGGATTCCAAACAGCATCTCTGAACACTTTGTTGACTCGCCACGATTCTACCGACTTGACTCCATTTAACGAAGGGGTTGTGGTCCCTCCCACTGCTTTATATGGCGATGACCTATCTGAGCATACAGCTTCTTTGGTGGCTATACATAAGACACAAAGAAACACTATCCTAAGACCGAAGTTTGTTTCAGGGAACCTAAATGATCCAGCGAATCAAGAATTATATGTAACAGGTGCATTGCGTGATAATGCTTTTATTACAAGACCTATACCTGATGGCGACCGCTTATCTTGGTTTATGAGGCTCTCCCACTCACAGGGAACTGTGGGTGATTGGCCCGGTCGTAATTACGGAGACAACTTTCATAAGTTTATACTATCGTCTTCTAGGTTTCCAGCGGATATAACAATCTATAGTTCTTCTATAGCTGCGTTGGAGCTTGGCAGACTTTATCCTGCTGCTGCATTGAAAATGTCTGGGGTGTTTAGAAACAAATCAAATGCATATCAATATATTTGGGAAGCTAATGGTCTAGGCGGATGGGTGCCTTGGACACAGACAAGATTTGGTCAGTATACGAATAAAGGGTTGTTTAATTCTAGGCAAAACCTTTACACAATAGATGCGTCAAAAATAACACTTCAGTCAGAAGAAGTTGAGTTTCCAACAGGGAAAAGATTAATAGCTACAACCAAAGCAGAATCTGTATCAGATCTTGAGAAATCTATTGTATCAGCCTATGATAGATCATTAAACGATGGTGGCACTATTATAGGTGGCAATCGTGTATCTCATAACGTAAGCAAAAAATATAAAGAACCGATTTTGACGTCAAGATATAAGCCGATTATACATCAGATAAAAACATATCGTGGCTCTGCTAATTCCACAGAGAACAAATCAGTCGATGTGACATTGAGATATTCTTACGGAAATGAATTACAAGGGTTTGCTAACCGAGGTCTCAATATAGACCTGGGAAATAAACAGGGTTTTAAACTTGGAGCAATTAAGAGACCCTATGAGGTTCTTAGAGATACATTTGTTGATAATGTAGATCCTTCAACTGACGGCGTAGAACTTATTAAAATGATGAGTTATGAGGAAACAATATATCCTAAAGAAATATATACATATTTATCGTCTTCAAGAACTAGAAACGTTTATAAAAATAATTTCTGGCGCTCAGACATAACAACGGGGTCTGCAACAAAACGACCTGCTGGCGCTGCCGCAGATGTTTTTATAATAAAAACATTCACAGGAATTCCAGACCTAATTGATGAAGGTAACATAGAAGAGTATAACAACTCTTGGGAAAGAAGACAGATTTCCGATTTTGGCGATAATAATATAAAATCATCATTTGGGTACCATTATACAATGGATGAACAATACCCAACTGGAACATTTGCAAGTGATGCTTCTGGTAATAATGGGTGGGCACCTCCTCTAGATCCAACACCGTATACACGAGACGCCATTGGAAATGGTAGAGGTTCAGCGTCAATATGGCCATTAGATTCTTTCTATTATTGCGAACAATACCCCAGCATAAACCGAGACGGTAATTATACATCTCCACTTGGATTACCAACGGGCACCTTTAGTGGGACAAATATAGGTACACCTTTGATGTATGCCATGGCATCAACTTTGCCGGCTGGTGAACTAATGATGCCTCATTACGGAATTGTGATGAGTGGAAATGCAGCTAACAGTGGTTCCCAACGAGGTGGTGTTAGATGGAACACTTCCAGCATAAACACTTCACAATATGTATACACAGTTCCTACTGAGTTGATTCGTGTAACTGATTTGGCAAACGGATCATCTAAGTTCATCGCTGACGCCCGAGCAGTTGGTGGGGCTCTTACAAGACCAGGCTGGACCGCTGGAAGAATAAGAAAGTTTGTAGATGGACCCGAGCGACGCTCTCAGGCACCAGCAAGATTTCCCTGGTATAATAGCTACGAAGACTGGTGTGCAGAAGTTAAAAACAAAGGCAAAGAGTACACTATAATTCCTGAGTATAGAATTAGCACCTTGATGCCCAAATATAAAGAGTTAGGTAATTTTGCTTCTTCTCTTTCTGCTGCTTTAGATATCACTGGAGCTACACCAAACATTGATGGTTCACCTTTTAACAGTGTGGAAGAAGATTTCTTTCCAAGATATGCAACTTCTGATGTGGCAGAATATCTTAAGACTTTTATGGCTAAAGACTCAAAAGATTCTCAATTCAATAAAGACCCCAGACATCTTGAGATTAAATCAGATGCTATTATGAAGATGCTTCCATATGATGGTTTTTATCCAGTGCTAAGAACCCTCGAGCTAGCTACCTTATTTTCCAAGTCTTATGATAACTGTATTATATACGAAGGAGAAGGGTATACCAACGGGGCACCAAACTATAAAGATTTTCTTCCGGATGCTGATCCATCAGGCATCAAGGTTCAACGAGGATTCCGAGCAATATCTAGACCTTTCTTTGCGCCTGGAATTATTTACAACTCAATTAAGGCTGGGATGGCAGTTTCATATCCAATCATAAGAAAGGGTATGAGTGCTTTACAGTCTTGTTCAATACAGGATCCTTTGCACGGTCACTTGAGCGAGTCAATACTCTGGTCTTATTCTACTGGTGGACCATTACCAACCGGAACTAACGAAGCAGCTATTACAATTCCTGGCGGACGTAGAAGAAGAAAAGAAGGCGCTGCTGATAATTTTGATTTCTTTAAGCTTGATGTAGGACTAGAAGGAGACCAGTTGAAAGACCAGTCTCGTGGTGCCCCACATAATATGTTTTATTCCGACGTAATTCCGTTCGAAGGAATATTTAAACCATTGGAACATATTTCAGATGCTAAACGAGGTATAGTTTTAGCAGATACAAACCCTACAATGTATACTGAAATCACAGCCTCCATTCCAACATCTGGAAACATTGTTAACTATACATTCGAATCAGGCGAATCAGAAGTAGCTGTGACTGCAACTTTCCAAGCAGACGATGATCTATATCGTCTTGGAATGTCAAACTTTATGGCAAATATACCAACATTCTTCTTGAAAGAACAGAGAGACGGCGGGTTTTTATCTAAGTTTGTAGCAGAGATACCAACTCGTGCCCCGGCAGATAACCCAGCCGGCGCTGCTCCCGCTCAACAAACTGAAGCAAGAACAGTGAGGGTATCAAAAAACAAAGCTTACATTATGGAAATCGGCGTAAAGCAAACCGAAAGACACATGATGTATAGTAATCCGGCAGCTTTTGGCCCCTCTACTTCTACAGGCTCATTCGATTGGAATGAGATGTTATGCGCTGGTCCTGGTGCTGCTACTACTTTAACCGCTATTGAATATGGTGTTGGAGCTACAGCTAGTTTGGAGCCAAACAACTTTGATGAAAACCAAATTGACGGTAAATTTATAGGAATTACTGGATCAGTTGAAGACGGCACCGAAGCTAGAGTTACTTTTGAATTTGATAAAAGTTCAACAAATCCAGCAAGAGCAAGCGCAACTGAATATACAATAGGAGTGGGGGGTATTGGCGACCCTGTTGGTTTAGGTAATAGAATAGCTGCTGCAATTTCTCTTGCAAGAGCTAATGGCAATTTATTTATGCGTGCAGATGTAGACGCTGGCACTGGTGCTGTTTTACTTACACAACAGTTTAAAACTAAATTATTTAATGCAAAGGAGATTGTAGGTTCCGCAGTTCAACCGGATCAACTAAATGCTGGCGTAACTGCTCAAGGACCATTCCACGGTGGACAAACACCACCAACATTTACAATTGCTACAGCCGAACAATCTGGTGGACTACCACAAGGCAGAGAGTGGCCATACCATAGGGCAGAGTTTGCACCATTTACTCCTGCATATTACTATGGTCCGAGTATTGTTAGAATTACATATACGCCCCGTGAGAATGGAGAGGTTACACTTGAGAACATCCTCAGCGGTGAAGATTTATTTGTTGAATATAACAATGAAAACGGTTATTATTATGACTTTGATTCTGGTTCCTTTATCGGAGCTAACGAGCAAGTTTTATCTTTGGATGGGGTTCCTGCCTACGGATTTAATAGAGCATGGCAAAACAGACAAGATATAGATTCATCTATAGTTGTAGATAATGTATTTCCGACCGATGGTGCAGATTTGTCACCTAAAGATAAAAACAAGTGGACCATTATGCCGAAATGGGAGTGCCCGATATTAGACTTCCCTACGGATATTGGACAGACACCGCACGATTTCAGTGCATCTGTTGAGCCAGGAACCCACGAACCAAAAGTAGAGGGGATGTGGCATCAGTATGGAACAATGCCTTCTGGTTCATCAGAGGGAATCTTTATGTATATTTCTGATGTTTCTCTCGATTCAACTGAGCTTAGACTCTTGGGTAATCCTACAGGGTCTGGAGCACAGAGAACAAGAGAAGCAACAGGAACATTCTTATCTGGAACTGCGAAAGTTCAAACTGTTAAGAAGGTGCCGAAGTTTGTTATTGACGCAGGAAGAGAAGTTGACTCGTTAGCTAAACTGGTAGGATTCAAGGAAGACGACATCCAGGTTCCTGGAGCTTTCCTGCCATCGAAGGCAAGAAGACTCGGTACGCTAGCAGAAAATAACGAAAAAGTTATTTCAGAAGCTATTATAGCAATGCCGTATTATATGGATCCTTCGTCACAGCAAATGAGAGTTATGACCTTGAAGGGTAATGGGACTGCTCTAGGACCTAAGCTAAAAGAATTTAGACGTGCGTTTACAAAATATTCTTTACCGCCATCGCTCAAAAAGCAGCTTTCTAATTTATTGCCGCCAAACTATCCTAAGGTTTCTTCCTACATTAATCCATTTGGCGGTGACGATTACGACTCCTTACTATCATCAGATAGGGATGCTAGTGTCCCACTTGTATATTTGATGGAACATAGTGTTGCGCTTTCAAGACAAGACCTAGCGGATATCTGGCAAGGAATTATGCCTGATATTGCAGCTTCCATGAAATCAAGTGTGTCGGCAATTGATCACTATATGCCTGGTGATGCTAAATCCGCCGCTGGGTCTAAGACAGTCTTCCCCGAACTTTTGCTAAAAGAGCTTGAGCTTGGACTGTCAAGAAACGGACACCCACGAGTTGATATGTTAGACATACCAGCAGATGGTAAACTAGATGGATTTATTCCAGAGATAAGGTGGATGGTATACAGGGTCAAGCAAAGAGGCGTAGAAACCTTTTCAAGGTTTATATCCGAAGAGCTAAATGGGCCAGAGGCACTTTCTTATGATAGTGTGTTCGGCGTCATAGCTGAAAACCTACCAGAAGAACAAAAAGAATTCTTAAGACGTAAGAAAGCATCATATACTAAAGGGCTCTTTGTCAGTGATGAATTGGGGCTTGGTGGAAACACTTATAATTGGCCTTACGATTACTTCTCTCTAATTGAATTGGGCAAAATGTCTATGAAGGTAGGCTTTAGACCGGAACTAGATAGAGAGGTTGAAGATATTTCTGAAGAACAGAAAAATAATTCTAGAAGCCGTGCCGTGCGCCAGCAACAACAAGCGGTCGCAGCTAGAGAAGAAGAGAAGAGGATGGCAACACCTGCACCAACTCCAGTAATTCAAACGTCTTCTCCGGTTGCTCCTACGGTGGCACCGCCTATCCCACAATTACCTGAAGGTGCAGTATTGATAGAGCAGCCGCCACTGATAGAAGGACCAGAAGTTTTGCCACAGGAGCAGCCCCAAGTGGATCCTAATATGGACGAACAACCTTTGATACCAGAAGATTTTGATGTAAGTAAAGTTCCAGATCAATATAGACAACAATTTGAAAATATGACGCCTGCACAAATGGAGCGCCAACGTTCAGAGGAAATGTCTAAAGCAAATGAACAACAACAAGCTCCTCCCAGCTTTACTCCTCCCGCACCACCAAGAGGCAGCGGCGGCAGCGGCGGTGGTAGCGGCGGTGGATCCGGTGGCGGAGGTTACTGATGTCTAAGTTTTTAGATCGAAAAGAACAAGTAATAGATATAGAGCTTACCGCTCATGGTAGGTCTGCTTTTTCCTTGGGTAAATTTGTCCCTAAGTATTATTCATTTCACGACGATGATATCTTGTATGATAGTGAATATGGACCAAGCGGCAGCATAAAGAACAGTCGTCCAAAGGTGGATGAAGAAATTCAGAATGACATAGTTGAGAGAGTTAAAACAACCCCACGGGTATCAATTATAAGTGATAGTGGTTGGCTGAAAAACTATAAGTTTTTTACAGCAAGTGGAGAAGAAGCTCAAAGAAATACAAACATAGCTTCCCCTAACCCAGATCAAATTTCACCGGCAACAGCAAAGTTTGCTAGAACAATAGGAACCAGTAGTCCGTTTGTAAACTTTATGCCAGCCTGGGAAATAAAAACAATGAATGGCAGTGAGCCTCTATCTGTTTCTGGAACAGAGAATTTTCCATATAGAAATGGGGCCTCTGGTTCTGAAGTTATTGTTCCATTTTTCTCCTCAAGCTTACCATTAGAGTATGAGATTAATGAGTTAACAATAAACATTGATGGTAATGATGTTGTTGTAGAGGATGGTGGCAGAGAAGTAACAAGAAGAATATATGAGTTGACCAATGAGGGAACTCTTATTCTTGATGTTGAAGAGATAAATACTTTGTTCAAGGGTAACGGCAATTTTGATATTGAAGTATTCCGGGCACCCGACGGTGAAGGAAACCAGGTAAGGGATCTAAAAAGGTTAAGTTTTATTAATGACAGCTTTAAAGATTCGTTTAGTATGAGGTTGCAAGAGGACCCTGACGAATATGTTAGAGTTTTGTCTGGAGATGATGAGATAATTGCAAAAGATATTCCTAAGCTTGATCCTAGTTATGTTGAGTATTTCTTATCGATTAAAGTTGACGATGAGATTGATGGATTAGAGGATGCTAAAATTAGAGGGGAAACACTGTACCAAGGTGGTGCTAGTGACCCTGTTGATCCTTGTGAGGATGTTTGATAATGCCAAACGAAGTAGCACAGAACCAAAATAATTTCTTTCCCTCAAGAGTTGTTGGGCTTCAGGAACGGTCAAACCTTACATATTTAAGTTCGCCATTTCCCTCTGTGGCGATAGAATCAGCAGAAATTTCTAATGACATAAAAACAATCGGGGAACAAAGTGGTCAAGAGACTATAACAATAAAAATCCAAGCGTCAACCTGTGAAGCAATATTGGAGTCCTTAGTAGAACAGCAGGGATTTACAAGGTGGTATGATACTGCAAACTATATTGATAATATGAGAGTTAGAGTGATCGCCTGTTTTAGTGACCAGGGAGACGAACTTGATTTTATAGCACAAAGAATGAACGAGTATCAAGCAGACCTTATGAAAATAAAGGGCGAAGCAGATGCTGATAATTTTTTCTCTCAACTAACAAATTTATTAGGTTCTAGTAATTACTCTCTTTTATCTCCTTCGGGTCCCTTTGGTTCTAATAAAATACTGCAATCTATTAAAAATAGTGGCGGTGATAAAATATATTATAGCAACGGGTCTACAAATAGAGGAATAATTTTACACGATATACCTTTAAGTAATGCAATTCAAAGAAACAAAGCTGGAAAAGCTTTATTAGACAAGAAAACAACTCTTGTCAAGAAAAACACTGCTGCACCAGGCTCGGCTGAATTGCCAGCCTATGTTCTACAAAAAATTCTTTTAAATCCAATTGTTTTTAAAATAGGATCTAAAGAACAATATACGAACACAGACCTTTCTAGGATGAGGTTTTATGCTTTTACCTACATGGATAATCAAGCTTTCTTAGAGTCTCAAAAAATAAATATACCTTCTGTTCCAGGCGCAGAAGATCTGTTGCTTGAGACAGGACTTAGCTTTATCAAGAAAGCAGTGTTTAAGGGTATAGAATATTCATTCAAGCCCCAAGAGTCATCTCCTTTCATTACGAATGATATTGTAATTAGAGAAGAAAGCTTACCAGCTATAGCTAAAAAATTAGACGATGTTCGAAATTATCAGTCGCTAGAGAAATTAGATATTAAGACAATGCTAAACAACACTGCTGATAGAGTAATAAGAAGTATGAGCCAGGGGCTTGAATTTTCAGATGTTGTAAAAAATGACAACTTCTTTTCTGAGTTGTGGATAACCCGCTGCGAAAATGATAATGCCAGATTTGGATTTGTTTTTGACAAAGTAGCGTTTCTTAGTGAAAATAGTGATATGCCCTATCTCTATGAGAACGCAAGCACTGCTGTCGATTTAATTAATGGCGACGGTGATCTTGATCTAGAAGAACATGAGACAACTAAATGTTTAGACGTTGTAATGTCTAAAAGACAAGTCAAAGAACAGGGAACTGTAGGTGTAAATGATTTAACTTTGGCCCGTCAAAAAATTGAAGAATCTTATTATAGGCCAGAGGAAATTATTCCATCCCCCGTGAACTTAGAGTCTGTAGCTGCTCAATTGAGTCCTGTGTTTCCAAAAAGAATGGCATTCTACGAAGGTTATGACACATACGAAGAAAAATTAAAAACTCAAACAGGAGGCATATTTCAATATGCAGCATCCTTTAACATATACGACCCGTCATTAAACTATCTTCAAAAGTTTGTAAAACGATTGTCTTTGTTATCTTTGCGAGCTTACAATGCTTATGATATGATTGTCAATTCGCCACCATCTGATAATGAAATAGGAAACGACTTAGGATTAATTTCTGATGGGGTTGGACTATATGACCCAGACAATAACGAAAGGCTCGTAGGATTATCTTCAATTGCATTTGATGGTCAACCACTAATAGAAGTAATGGAAAATGATATTACAGAGTATGTAACTTTATTTACTAAAATGTCCGGTCCAAGTAATCTTAGCAACGATGCTTTGATAAGATCTTTTTTATCCTTGGTCAAGAGAAAAAACCCATACGGTATTAAAGAATATGCTGACATTGTAGAATCTTTTAAGCGGTCTTTAGAGCAAGTCCTTGAAACTAAAGCACCTAAAGATCCTCTTGGAGAATCAACAACAAGCCTCCAGAAAATTTCTGGCAATAGTAAACAAAGGAATGTAAATATTCTGACTATAAAAAAACACTTTGATGAACTTTTTGATTTTGGCAAGGAGTTTGGAACAGGTTATTTGTATTTGTCAGACCAAGAAGCTGGTGATGTAAGTAATCCTGGCGGACTACCAACATTTTCAAAAAGCTTTTTTGATGACCGCCGATCTGAAGAATTTAATAAATATTTTTCAAACTATATTGAGCCTGGCTCTACATCACAACAAGTGACTGTAGAGAATACTCCGTATGATCTTTCAAGTTTTCAATATTTCTCTCCTAAGGCAATCCAAGTATTTGGAAAACCAACCTTAGTTCAGACAGACTACAAATCAAAAGATCAAAATATTGTGTCTTATGATTTGGATCGTTACGCTGAAATGTTTTCTGATATTATAAGAAAACAACATTTTTCTGACAAGGGAGACCTTCATTTTGTATCTGTAGAAAATCAAGAGCCAGGCACCAGAGGTGTGTATAATAGTGTGAACGACATACTATTTGAGCATGGCGTTCAAATATCAGAAGGAACAGAGCAGCAGTTCACTATTCCTAGCCCAGGCGATGCGCCCCGCAGAGTTATAAATGTGGGTGTATCAGAGCTTAGTGAAAAAATGGACGAATCCCCTCGTGCAGTTGCGGCTATTCTTGGTGGAGAATTTGACACTGACGAAGAAGCAATTAAATTTTTGAACAAAACAGAACAAAAAATAAACCCTGCAACTACTGGATCGTTCGGAGCTATAGAAGATCCCGCAGCAATTGATAAATCTGTTCTTGCAACACCACCAGCAGGACTACCGCCAATGAAGATATCTTTTGCGATTCTTGGGGAACTCGAACTAGACCCAATTGCTGATAACATATCTTATATGGCAGAGAAATTTAACTCAATGGTAAAAAATATCAATGACCTTGGAATAGACCAGACAAGTATACAAGCTTCTATAGAAACAATTTATTCCTCTATACCAAATCAATATAAGGCAATGTTTGTTTTAGCCGCTTCACAGACAAAGAATACGCTTGGAACTGGATTTGATGTAGTTAGACCATCATTACAAGAATCGGATACTGCACCATTTAAAGATTCTATTTCTTACATTTCAGAAAACAGCGATTTTCCGCCTTTTAAAACTACAAGAGATCCAATGAAAACGTATGCAAAGTTTTTAGCTTTCTGGATGAATTATAAACAAATAGGGGTTATTGAATACTTATCTGGATTTGAAAATCTTGAAACGTCTTCATTTGGAATAACTGTAGATTCTGAAGATCCTTCTTATTCTCGTAAACCTTTGAGGCCAATGTGGAAGAAGTTTACACCAGAATTTTATAATGCAAGCCTTTCAACAAGTTTCTTGTGTCGTGTAAGAAACATATCAAAAGATGATATCAATAGTGGAATTGACGTGGACAAAAAAGACTTGTTTGACTTGCCTATATACAATAGATATTTTATGCTGAGAGGAAGATAAATTGGCTGCTGGTGATAACAACAGACAAAACGAAGGACAAATTTCAGAGCAAGAATTGTCTGAAAGACGAGAGCGTTTTTTCTTAGCAGTAACTGACGAAGAAGCCGGCAACCTTGTAGCCGCCAATCATCAATTTTACCGATTTGTTAAACCTGACATTGGTGAGGGTGGCGAATTCATTTATCGAAAATTTAGTTCTATAGATATTTTGGGCGGTGAAAGAAGCCCAGATTTTTCATCAAGACAAATAATATGTCAAAGACCAATTTCTTTCTTGGACCCGATAAATAAATATTACTCAATGGGGTCTGATAAGATCTTATCTGATAAGGTTAACTTTATTCCTTTAGAGGAAGAACAAGGTGGGATCCACAACAGAAGACAGACGATTGAAGCTCCAACTTCGGTTAACGTTAATTTTAATATTGGCGGGTACGAATACATTGGCTCTCGGACAAAAATCAAAGGAATGAATCGTGGAGATATTCAGGATATAGAACACGCCCGCCGAGGTGAGACTCGGACTGGATTCAATTATGCTTTCCGGGGATTTGTATACCCTGCTAATTTCCCAAGCGGCACCAGTGGACCAAATCCATTTAATTTTTTCAATGAGATTAATAATCTTGCCACTGCCGGTCAGTCAGAAATATTTCCAACTGTTGCAGATGCTTTAAGATATTTTCCTCGTAGTTCGTACCGAGAAAACGGCAGCCTAACAAAGACTGTTGGCGGCGAAAGAAGGACGGTGGTATCCCGAGGACGTAACGCTGGCACAAGACATTATTGGCAGCCAAGTCCAAGAATGAATCGGATTTTACGACTTTTGCGATTTGATGAGTATGAAGATTTTGAAGAAGAGCATCCTAACTTTCGCCTTTCAAGCATTAATGGTGCTGGACAATATTACAGTGATGTGAGAATGTATAACAATACAGATGGACCATATCGAGGATTTGCCAACACTATACATGCTGTTATCCTGGAAATACAATCTCGTTATGGTGATGAAAAAGCAATAGAAGCTGCACACCGTGCGCTAACCAGGCAGGAAAAAATAGTTCTCTCTACAGCACAAGAACCAGTTGTCTACGAATTTTATGATTTTGAGACAAGTACAACGTATGTAAAAGATCCTTATACAGAGGTTTTAACCCAAGCACCAGGAACTCGCCAGGCATTTGATGCCGGCGTTGCCCCAGGAGCTTACATTAGTGCTGAATATGTCTATGCACTTCCGGGATATGAGGATTCTATAGCTAACCGAGCTATACCAGAGGCAGCACTACCAAATATGTATGTGTACCAATTGGCTGCTAGTGCAGATCCAATCAATTTACGAGTTGGCGGCGGCTGGGATTCATCACCCCAGGGTGACGAAATTCGCAGAGGATATGATGGACTTGTTAGACTGGGAGAATTTATAACGGGAACATTGCCAGCATTAAGAGAACAACAAAGAACTGGTGCAGATAGAGGTATCTCGGACTACCTTATTCAATACGGGAGAGCTACAAGAGATACGAACGTTATTATTGATATGACATCTTCCATAGCTAGAAGACAATATAATCAAGTAACAGATACTACTTCGATGAATTTGTACGAGCAATTTAATGCTTATAAGACAGAATTTCCAATGTACATTGAACTTGGAATACCTATGGTAGAGACTGGGGATTTAAACGACTTAATTAATGCATCTCTTGGCACAACATCAATAGTCAACTCGATTCTAAACACAGAGCCTTCCGGAACAATACCATTTAAAACAACCACATATGGAGTTAAGGCTCCACGGGGTGTTGTTCGTTTAGGTAATGAGGAGTTTGATTCTACTGAGCGAGATATAGAAGTAGTAGAAAACAGAGAGCCTAGAAAAGTATATGATTTTGATGAATGGTTAAGCTCGACCAATGCAGCTTTGAGGGCCGATGACACGGCAGAGTTAAGCTTGAATGGACCTTGGGCAGAGAGAAATGGCGGCGAAGCTGCTTTATCTGCCTGGCGCAGGCAGATAAGTAACCTAGTCAGAACACAATCTAGAGAAAAGATGGTTATGTATAAAGATTTCCTGGAGGGCAAAAAGAGTCTTTGCGAATCAGAAACTTTAATGTACAAACTTGTCAAATATGCTACTTCTCCAACAAACCCCAGACAACGATCAGTTATACAAAATTATTTCTTTGCTAATACTGATGAGATCGATATGATCAATTTTGTGGACACACAAGTAAAGTACGGAAAGTATTATCAGTATGAACTGTATGCGTATGATATTGTGTATGGATCAAAATATTTGTTCAGAACAAGATTTGCAACCTTTCCGGAATTTAGAACTCCCCTGGTAGCCTCAAGCAACGGCGAGGGAGGCACTTTAGCTTTCTATTCTTTTAATGTTGATACACAACCAAATGTTAAAATAGTTGAATACCCAATCAATGTTTATGATTGGAGACAAAAGGTTGGACCAAGAAGAACACAACTCGGCTCATATGCGGTTCCTGCTTTAAATTCTAGACCTGATCTTACTGTCGGTGGTGTATCATATCCAATATCAAGAGTTCAAGATTATCCTCCAGTTGCTCCTGAGGGAAGTATATTGTCTTTTAAGGACACAGATAACAAGGTGCTTATAAATTTATCACCAGGAGTTGGTGAATATCTAGAACAAGATGCTTTAAAATATATTGCATTTGACGCTGAAGAAGAACAAGAACTAAGTGAGATTGCCGCCGCCCAAAGAATATCAGGACTTCAACAGGGCACTGGAAAAATTTCGTACCGTGAACAAACAGTTTCTAAATATGGTGGTGCAGTTAAGATGTTGATTTATCGCACAGACTCTATTAACACAGCCGTGGCAAATAAAGATGATCTTTACAAAAGTTTTTCTGGAAAACTGCACAAAACTTTAGAACTTGGCGATCTGGCCTCTCCTGCCAATAAGGCTTTGGCTCACGACTTTATGGATAGTGTTGAACCAAATAAAAAATACTATTACACATTTCGTAGTGAAAATGTCAGAAACCAAATGTCAAACCCAGGACCAATATATGAAGTCGAACTGCGTGTCCAAGACGGTTTTTACACACCAATCATACAAGAATATATACCACAGATAACCACGGCTAAGATGCCCTCTAAGAAGATGGTGAGGTTTTTAGAAATTAAAGGTTCAGACTTGCAGGTTTTACCATTTAACGAAGTAAGTCAGAACAGCGGATTTGTGGATTCTAGGACGGGCTTGTTCGCTGCGGAGAAGAGTCTTATACCTCAAGTTGGTAACGATGGAATTCTTGGTAATAAGTTTATAGTAAGAATTACATCCCGTGATACTGGAAGAAAAGTAAACGTAGTTATTAATTTCCAAAGCACGGAAAATAGGTAAAACGAATAAAAAGATAATTTTGAGACTACTTATTAAGAACTAAAAAGTTTGTTAACATTAGTTGCTACAAAGAGGGAGACCACATGGCATTTCTAGACAACAGTGGTGATATCATCTTAGATGCGGTTTTAACTGATACTGGGAGAAAAAGATTAGCAGCCGGTGACGGGAGTTTCCGGATTGCAAAATTTGCGTTCGGCGACGACGAGATTGACTATTCTTTATTTAGGAATAGTAATTCTGCCGAGGGCGCACATCCTAGCGGTTCCGCTTACTATGATGTGAACATTCTGCAAAGCCCAGTTCTTGAGGCTTTTACCAATAATACTTCTATATTGAATCATAAACTTGTATCATATGTTCGAGATGATTTGTTATACTTACCAGTTATCAAAAATAACGACACTGTATCTCAAACCGTTGAGAAGAACACAACAGCCTTTACGGACATCCCGGTGGGCGGCTATCTTGTAACGGCGGACTATACAACTTCTGATCCAAATACATTTGCTGCATCTACTGCAACGTCGCCCTTTAGAACATTCATAGGTGTTATTCGTGGCAACAGATCTTTTGCAACAGCAGGTCAGTTCGTTTGTCTTGATCAGGGAATTGATAACACTGACCTTTCAGTTCAAAAATTAGATAATGCTGACCCGCTCAGAGAAACTCAGTACTTGGTAGAGATGGACAATCGTCTTGTCCAAATATTGTCTATGGACGGACAGACTGTTGCTCGTCCTTCATTTGTGGACGATGACAATATTGCTAGTTATTATTTCTCTCTAAATTCTAACGCTCAGTATTTTGCTGCTCCTGATGGTGCAGCCCCAGGCGTCGCTGAATTTAATAGATCAACAAACGAAGATTCTCCTGCCGACACATTTTCGGTCATAGGAGACACAAACGGTGGTCGCTACGGAACACGATTTGCTTTCAGACTATTAGCAGCAGAGAATATCGCAACAAGTAATGTCTTATTTGACAAACTTGGCAATACAACAGCAGCTAACTATGTTAATAGCGGTAACGTTTTTAAATACATCGATTCAACAATCAGAATAACAGGCTTCACTACAGGATATCGTGTTGATATACCTGTTCGGTTTGTGAAGAAATCATAATAGGGTTAAATAATGGCTACATCGTTTAAAACACTTCAAGCTTCAGACATTCAACAAGCAAGAACAAAGCTCCACGAAGCTATTCCACTTACAGGAACAATTGTTTCGGGAACTTATCTTTTGGCTAATCAGTCAACTAACGTAAAGAATTATACACACGGGATGTTCCAAAGTGTTTACGATTATCCTTACTTGAGTTCTTCAGCTAATCATATTTTTGACATAACTGTTGGAGTTAGTGCTGACTCTGCTCTTTCAAATTCTATAATGCAACAAGGCAAACAGAAGATTCAACTCTACAATCAGATGGCACAAATTTTGGTCGGACACGATGCTACTGGTAGCATCAGACCTTTTGACGCTGATGGCGATTTGAGTTCTGGGGCCAAGTTTAAAGATGCAGTCTTCTTTAACTTCTCAAGACTTTTAGTCAAAGATGAAGTTCAAAAGGGTACATTTAGAATGAACTTTAGTGTGGACCCAACAGGTGCATACGATCAGCAGTCACGAACAAACCGAGTCCTTGTTATTGAGGATCAGAGTGGTTCTACATCATTTAAAACAAATTCACCTGCTGGTGAATATGGTATCTTGTTTGTTACATCATCTCAGAGTGGCACCCTTGAAACACCATTGGCACTAAACTCTGGACATCCTTGTGGGCTTATATATTACCAAGCTGGTATTGCCGTGCTCACCTCTTCGCTCTTCAAGACAGTGGCAAGTGGTGGACTCTTAGGGAGAGACTTGTATGGTTGGGGCGGCAACTTAGCACCTAATACTGGTGGTAAGGTAACAATGAATAGTGCATCAAATCTTGGTGTTGATGAAATGCTTAACAGTTCTTCGATAAGTGGTGCTGCTGACGATTTCAGAAACAGATTGCAAGATATCTATTTTGCAAATACCACAGAGCTTAATTCAACAATTTACTTCTGTAGAGGCAATGCTGGAGAATTTAATTACTCAAGTAACCCGACCTATTTATCTAAAAGTCAAATTAGGGTCAAGGAAACTAGAGAGGATTCTCCTGCATCATACATAACTACTGTCGGTCTTTATGGTGCCAACAATGAACTGCTGGCAGTTGCAAAACTCAGCGAACCATTGAAAAAGACTCCATCAAACGAGTTTACGCTACGAGTTAGATTAGACTACTAGCGGAGGTGGAAAATGCCCTTCCTCCACGAGTTTGGTCCAGACGACATATTTCAAAATAACCTAGAGACTAGTCCGGGTAAAAAGTTTACCGCCTACAGTGGTTCTCTCTATGTTGATGAATCTAGGTATAAAGGTATCAATGTTGGCACTGGTTCCATTAGCTTGTATGAGCTAAACACAAATCGTGCTGCTACACTAGACGATACAAATAGTATTCATGCATTCGTCATAAAAGATGGATCAAATATGTCTTTTAAGAGCATATCAACATCCTCATATAATCAAGACGACTACGGAACAAAATTAACCGGCGCATATCCGCTTACCTCCAGTATAGCTAGAAATTATATTTATGGCGGACGAACTTATCCGTTTGCCTACACCATTGGTGTTGAATCTGTTAATCGTATTAATCAGAATACAACAGATCTTTACTTTAGCCAAAGCAAGCAATTGCTATCACTAAGATCAACAATGGAAAAATATAAGAGGTATAGTCCTGCGTTTACCTTTTCGGGGAGCAAAACAGTAGATCCATCTCTGCCGCCTTATTTAACCGGAGCAATAAATCTTATAAGCATCCCCTCTATATTTTACGGATCCTCTTTGGAGAAGGGTACTGTTAATCTATCTTTTTATTATACAGGAACTTTGATGGATCAATGCCGAGATGAGAGACGTAACGGAGAGCTTATATCATATGGTAAAAACTCATCGGTCAGCGGAAGCACAGTGGGTGTCGTTCTGTACGATGAAGGTTTCATTATGCTGTATAACGAAGAGAACATAAGTTCAGATGCTTTAGTTAAAGATTCATACTCAGGAACAGGATCAGTCGATACCGGCGGAGCCGGAACTTGGGATGGCACCGCAGTTCAGTTTAGACCGAATTGGACTTACTTCTGGTCCTATAATACAGGATCATCAGGTAGTGCCGGTATCGCAGCGGCGGCTGGTGTTGATCATGCTCCAGGAGGGGCAACCAGGACAGATGGTGCTAACGCACTTTTTCCAAGTGCGAGTAATTTCACACTAGAATTTAACGGAAAAAATGTTGTACCAACAATAACAATGTTTGCAAATGCTCCTGCTGGACAATTAAACAATTCTCAAAACCCAACTTGGGTTTCATCATCTCACTCTAGTTGGAAAGAACAAATACACTTTGACAGTAGTTCTTACATTGAACCAAAGCAAGTGCCGATTAAAAACACAGCAGAGTCAGATTTTACAAACGATACCGCTGATTTTGAAAAGCAGACGTTTATAAGTAAGATAGCAATTTACGACGATGATCAAAATCTATTAGGAATTGCTAAGTTAGCTACTCCAGTACTAAAGAAAGAAACAGATTCTTATACATTTAAACTAAAGCTTGACTTCTGATATAATCCTTGTATGATACTTGGACTAGATATTTCTACCACTATGGTTGGCGTCGCTGTCATTGATAACGGCAAACTTGTAAAGTCAGAAGCTTGGGATATTTCAAAATATGAAACTCTGTTTGACAAGGCAGAGTACATAGGCGCTGAACTTTATGGATTAAAGTCTCAGTATAATATACAGAACATTTTTGTTGAGACAGCCTTGAAGAAGTTCTTGCCAGGAAAGTCTCGTGCTGACACTATATTAAAACTTGCAAAGTTTAACGGCATTGTTTCTTGGATTTGTTTTGAGAGCTATGATTTAGAGCCAACTTATATTAATGTAAACACAGCTAGAGGATTATATGGTTTGTCATTTCCTCGTGGGACAAAAGGACCTAAAAGAAAGAAGATGGTCATCGAAGCGGTGATAGAAAAAGAAAAGAATTCTTTTAGCTATGAGATGGCTCGTGGCGGTAGAAATTTTAAAAAGGGTACTGACGACAAAGCAGATGCTGTAGTGATCGCTAGAGCAGGTGAGTTTATTTTAAAGAACCAAAATAACAAAGGGTTCCTCACAGAAAAAATAATATTAACAGAATAAACACTTGACCTAACAACAGCATATGGTATTATACTTATGGAGGGAGGTGTCCCCATGAGATACCAAGTGTTTAGTGATATGGATGGTGTCCTCGTTAATTTCGAGGGTGGCGTTCTAGAGTATATGAACAAACGTTTTCAGGAGCTAAAAGATCAGCCAGATCATCCTGATTACAAACTTGCCCGTTCGGCAGCCAAAGAACTTGGCGGCTGGGATGTGGTAATCAACAAGTGGCACATTGCTCGGTCTGACCAGGAAAAGAGTCTGCCTCGGAACTATCGTGTCCGAGACTTCATGTACCGAATGGTTGAAGACGACGTTGACCTCTGGGCTAACCTAGGCTGGGAACGTGGCGGCAAAGAACTGTGGGATTATATCAAAGACATCCCAGGGTTAGAGATTCTTTCCGCTCCGATGGCAGAAGGTTCCAAGGTCGGCAAGCGGATGTGGGTTGAACGAGAACTGGGTGTCCCAGTTGAAAAAGTCAATCTTTCTGACAGCAAGAAACCCTACGGAGTTTGGAACGGAAAACAAGGACTTCTGATTGATGACCGTGACAAATATGTCAACGAGTTCCGGGAGGGTGGCGGCATCGCTATTAAACATAATCCAGATGACGTGGATAATACGATTAGGCAACTCAAAGAACTCGGACTGTAATTGCTTAACGATCCTAACTCGGCGAAGAAGAAAAGAATCCTTGATGAAATCCTTGGCAGACCATCTCGCCAAGGCAAGGAATATCTTTATTCTTCTCGATGTTGTGGTCATCACAAAAAGAAGCTATCAGTCAACTTTGATAAGAATGTTGCCAAGTGTTGGACTTGTGATTGGCGAACAAAAAACTTACGACGTCTTGTCAGACGTTGGGGTGATATAAGTCACATCCATAGATGGAAAGATTTTGACGCCGATATTGAACTAGGCGACCTAGACAACCTGTTTGCCAAGGAAGAAGAAACTAGCCAACGATTGGACCTTCCAAATGAGTTCCAAACGCTTACTGGTCGTTCTCATCCTGCCTCGGCAAGAGTCCCCCTAAACTATTTACGCAAACGTGCCGTTGAACAGAAAGACGTCCTTTATTGGAAGATTGGCTACTGCGCTTCCGGGGAATATAAAAATAGAATTATTCTCCCATCATTTGACGAAGACGGATACTGTAACTTTTTTACGTCCCGAACATATGACCCGAACATCTGGCCTCCGTATATGAACGGACCAGGGAACAAAGACATCATCTTCAACGAACTGTTGATTGATTGGGAACGAGAGGTCACTCTGGTTGAGGGTGTGTTTGATGCAATCGTTGCTGGCGAGAATAGCATTCCGCTGCTTGGCTCAACTCTGCGAGAAGACAGCAGACTTTTTAGGAAGATAGTAAAGAACGACACACCTGTCCTGTTGGGGCTGGATGCCGACGCACACAAAAAAGCGATGAAACTTGTGAAAGCATTACTCGCTTATGATGTGGAAGTCCGACTAATGGATACTTCTGGCTATAAGGACATCGGCGAAATGCCTCAGGACATCTTTCAGGATCGTAAAGAAAAGGCTCCTTTTATCGATTCAGATGCCTATTTAATGAGGATCGCTTTGTCTGTCTGAGGAGCCCTCAATGAAGATTACTATTTCTCAACTTCGAAGCATGGTGGAAGAAGCCCTGCTTGATGAGAAGAAAAAGAAAAAAGCCAAAGGCAAAGCTGCTGCCAAGCGCAAGTCAAAGAAGAAGGCTCGCCGCAAAAAGAGAAAAGCAAAAAAGACAACAGCCAAGCGAGATGCTTGTTACCATAAAGTTAAATCACGTTATGACGTGTGGCCTTCCG